GAGGGTATAGGGCCGTTTGCTAATAGGAAAGCAAAGGATGCAACAACAGGTGAAGAATTACCCACAAGTATGAAGGGTGAAAGAGGTAGCTTCCAAGTACTAGCTGGACAAGCTTCAAGGTTTATGATGGACTCAGATACTTTACAGTATACACAGTCATTCACAAGAGATCCTAAGAATGATATAAGTTACTACTCACCTTTTAACTCAGCACCTATAGGTAAGATGAACCCATTGCTTAAGCAGTTCTCTGGCTTCCAACAGAACCCACCTATGACAAACTTACAACGTGAGATGAACAAACTCTACATAGAAGAGTACGAGATGTACAGTAACAGGACAGCTACTAACTCTACTATTGATTATGTTCTTAGGTATGAGTTGTCTAAGTCTCTACCTAAAGCGTTTGAAGCGTGGAGAAAAGAAGCAGAAATTTCATTTGGAAACAATAATACCTACGATGAAATGTCATCTGATGAGGGTCTGGGTGACAGAGCTAATTCAATTAAGAAGAAAGCTTTAGAAGGTTTTGTAAAAGACTTTATTGGTAAAAAGAAAGAAGCAATAACTGAAGGCTTTCAAGAAATGGCTGTCAACAGACCGATAGAAGCTAGAGGTTTTATACGTAACAACTATGTACTCAAGCGTAAGGAAATAGGTGCAGAGATATTTGATATGGCTGCTGCAACTGTCTCTGGTTTTAATACATCAGACGAGTATCTAGCTGATTCAGAGGACATACTTGAAGAGTTAAATAGACGTATGGTTATTATGGACAGAGCAAAGCAAATGAAAGCTGAGTTCGAGGGAGAGGACTTTGACATAGTTGAAAGATAATAAAGAAAACCCCCAGTGTTTAGCTGGGGGTTAAGTCTTTTATTATTTCTTTTTACTTAGCATTCGACTGCTGTACCTGTAAGCTTCATCTATTATGTCATCAGACTGTAGATACTTTCCAGAGGCTAGTAGACCAGACAATGCACAACCAGCATAGTAGTGTTCTAACTGCACCAAGGGTAGCGGAACACCTTCTATATTAGTCTTGATAAACTCTTGGGCTTCCTGCTCAAGGGTTTTCTTTTTGTCCAGGTCTGTCATGTTACTTATGTTTTTCTTTGAGAGCTAAGTTAGCTTGGTTAAGATACCATGCAGCTTTGTTCATGTCCTCTGTAGGGTTACCTTTGTAGAAGGCACGATGATTGTACTTCATTACATTACCACGACAGTAGGCTACGAAACCATCAGTACCTAAGACCTGCCTAATGTAATCAATGCACTCGATACCATCAGTGTGGTTATAGTGAAAAGGTTTTTGCACTGGATCAAAGACAGGTGTTATGTCGATGTCGCATTCAGGACATACAGAGTCTTCTTGTAAGTAACTATCACAAACACTACAGATACCATACTTTTTCTTCATTAAAAATATTCCTCTATGTTAAAAACAATTGTACTATCTTAGCACATATGTGTCAATAGACAGGAACAATGTGCTTAGAGTTTTCCTTTACATAGTCGAGAGGAAGGATAGTCATAAGGTCTCCACGATCTTGTCTACCATAGAGACCAAAGTCACCCTTGTAGTACTCAGTACATCTCTTACGTAGGTCTAGATAGATGTCATCAGGGTCTATCAAGTAGAAAGCTTTCTCACCCCTGACTGCAATGAACCTATCAATACCGTTAGGTACACCCCATCCCTTAGCAGGTTGCCAGTTGGGTGGTCTCTTAACAGTCTTTAGTTCCCACCAGATGGTGTAGGTGACTTCACTAGATCGAGAGAAACGTTTAGCTGCCTTAACATCTACCCGTCCAAACTCTTTGTCTAGCACGTCCCAGTGTTCGTTTATGTCTTCGTCCTTAGTGGACTTGCGTACATAGTTGTCACCTCTTAGTGATGCGAACTCTTGCTCTGCTGACGTACCCTCAAGGTAAGACTGAGCATTTCTTTTAGCATAGGCCATAGAGTACTCTCCTTAAGTTATGTCTACTATCTCACAGCTGTCACCAGAACACGCTAATGTTTGACTACCTGCTGTATTATCTTCTTGCTCATAGTCCGATAGTTCGTTCCAGTTAATTGAGGTTGGCATAGAAGATAACAGATCATCGTAGTCATCTTTACTGCAGTCCTGGTAGGGTGCTTGCTGGTACGTATGCTCATTGAAGGGAAGGAACGACACACCAGACATCTCATCAAAGTGTTTGTAGACAAACGCTCCAACCTCAAGCCACTCATCTGACTTAACGTTACAGGTGATACTTGGTTTGTGCTCACAAAAGTGTCGCTGGTAAGACAGCCACATCTCTAACTGCTCTATCGCAGTCATGTCCTTGGTACACTTGGCACCCTCAGGAGACTTCTGTGGGAAACTAAACACGACTGTAGTGTCAGGCTTTGCGACACAAGGTTCAGATGGGAAGCCTTGGTCTATCATGAACTGTGTAAGAGGATCTTTAGTGTCACCCCTGACAGTACGAATGTAGTAAGGTGAGTGTCGCGGATGTATTCCGCTACTGGAATTTACAAGTTGTGATACGGTTCCTGAAGGCTTAACACAAGTGATAGCAGTGGAGACAGGGATACCAAGGCGCTCAGCCCACTCAGCATTAGTCTCAACAGCAACAGAACGTAAGTGTTCGAGTGTTTGGTTTAGACCTGAGTTAGATTTTGTAAGCAGTGGGTTGTCCATTATCCCCGTGAGAGACACACCCAACAGTCGTTCCTCTTCGGTATTTCGCTGCCACATCTTTCGCAAGTATGGGAACTTTGTGTAGGTAGATTGTATCGTACCCAAGATTGTAGCAATGCGTATTTTTCTTTCAAGGTCTGCAAGGTTATCTGTTGCACGTACTACACACTCCGTTAAGTTACAAACTTGCCCTGATCGTAATATGATCTCACTGCAAGGGTTGGTTCCGAACTCATGGTTAGGGTCACGCCTACCATTCTTAGCTGCTTGCTTCTTAGCTGCCTCACGGTTGAAGATACCACGCTCACCTGAGCCTGACTCAACCAGAGCCATCCATTCACGCATGAAGGATAGACTGTCTGGCTTCTCACCGTATGCTACTGAGTTGTTAGCTAGAGCACGATGGGGGTTGTTCTCCCACCAGTTGCCTGACTTAGCGTGGCGCATACGATCATCAGATAAGTTTGACAGACTGATCATAGCTGAACGCCTCACGCCACCCACAACAACTACTTCCCCTATCTTACACATAAGGTCATGGCATTCTATGCTAGACAGGCGGCGTCCTTGTGCAGCCTTAAATGTAGCCACTGCAAAGTTAAACAAGTCTATCAGTGGCGCTGGGCCTGATGCTCTACCACCAAACGTCTTGAGCCTAGCACCTGCAGGGCGTACTCTACTAGTGTCCCACGTAGGTATCTCTCCGCTGTACAGGAGAGCAATGAGTTGACGTAGAGCCTTAGACCAGCCTTCCTTGCTATCCTTAACTACAATGTTAGTCTCACTGTCAAACAACTCAGGTACGTCAGGTAACTTCTGGACGTACTGCCTCTCTACTGAGAAGCCTACGCCTGTGCCACACATGAGAACGTGCATTGCTTCATCAAAAGCTACAATGCTATCTACGGCTATGTAGGAGCAGTTGTACATACTTATGTTGTCTCGTGCAGCAGCAGGGCCTGCAGTCATTAAGCTTCTCATAGATGGCATAACCTCAAGCCCTAAGATAGCTTGCTCAATGTCATTAATGTACGTATCATTGCCAGCTACAGGACGTACAATGTTATCCATGTAACGAGCTACAGTTTCAGGCCACGTTTCTCTGCGGTTCTCTTTGTCTAGCCAACGTGCATAGCGTGACTTATGTATAAATGTTTGGTAGTCTGTAGGTAAGTAGTTGCTCATCTATTGTCTCCTGATCCCTGTAATACGCCACGCTTTTGGCGGCTATCTAGTTTCTCTCTATTCATTTCAGCTACTACACGCAAGCTAGATCCATAAAAGTTAGATAGGGCTGCTACATAGAATAGTACATCACCTAATTCTTTTAGCATACCTTGCTTGTCTAGTACAGCACCATCTCTAAAACTCTTCTTTAGTTTCTCCGCTATCTCACCTGCCTCACCCACAAGGCCAAGGGTGTTTTCCATTTGTCTTGTCTGACCTTTAGTTAGGATCTTACTTTCTACCCACTGGCTGTATGCAGACAACTCATTCTTAGGTATACCGTTCTCAGTAAATGCATCGTAGTAAGGATCATGGTCTGGCTTCATTGTCTCTCCTTTACAAATAAATTCTCTATAGTGACATCATCAGTATCATAAAAAGTATCTAACACTAAATCTTGAACATCTGTTGCATGCGAGTTTTCATCTGAAGATAATATATTATTCTTCTCATCAAACTGCATAACAAATGTAACACTAAATCTCCTCCGCATCATAGTGTATCTACCCACCTTTGTCGCATTCTATCTAAATACCAAATAGCTTTATCAATATCTTCTAGGCCATTCTTGTACTCACAACGCCACATGTACTTCAACACGTTAGCTGCGTGTGGTGCTATAGCTCCTGACATATTCTCAGTCATAGCTTCTATAGCGTCTATGCATTCTATACCAGCCTGATTATAGTGTACTGGTTTGTTTACAGGATCTGGTGTTTCTAAGTTATTCATTATGCGTTACCTTCTGTTTTAGTGAAAGCTGTAAGTCTTATTACTTTACCTTTTGTACCTTCTACCTCTTCGTATATAGGTGGTTGGTTTTTCATTTCAAGTTCTATTATGTCATTTCTTCGTTGTTCTACAATGTCATATACATACTCATCATAATTCATTACATCTAAGAAAGCACCTATCATAGTCACCAAGTCTATTAAGTTAGACAACTCCTTTTTCTTTATGGTGCTATTTTTGTGCATAGCAACAGCAGTAGCTATTTCACCTGACCAATTACCATGTTTATCAAATTCAACAGGCTTAATTAAAAAAGCTATCTCATCAGGTTTAATAGTATAGGTCACTTATCTCTCCTTGTTTCCTTTAGTACAATACGATTTGCTGACATAACTCTGCCTTTCTCCTTTAACCAATCCTCAGGTATAACTCTATGTGACCACATAAAACTATTCTTTTCGCACCACTCATAGTATCTAGACTTAGCACCCTTGTATAGTTTAGCTTTAGCGTTACTAAATACAAACCTTATGTCTAGCTCAGGGTGTTGTCTCTGTATCTCTGTGTGCTTGCGCCTGTCTTCAGAGTCAAACATTCCTTTCGTTTCAATTATAATACCATTGTCTAGTACAAAGTCAGGTGTGTAAGTACGATAGCGTAGGTCTTCCCATTCTATCTTTAGTACTTCATACCTGACCTTATGTTGAATAGGCTTGAGGAACGCAGCAACCTCTTTCTCTAGGCCGCTGCGATACCTGCTGGACTTATGCGTCCTCTTTGTTTTCATCTTCTGATGTCTCAACAAGAGTTTCCTCAACAAGAGTTTCTTTCAATCTCCTAATGACCTCTGCTGAAACAATCTTGAGACTATTTAGGTAGTACTCTGATTGACGCTGCACAGAAGCATTGAATTGTATCTCTGCAAGCATATTATTCTGCTCATCAGAGAAATCCTCTGTGTCATATTCAATATCGTCTAGTGTAATTTTAGCCATTATAGATCTCCTTAGTTAGCTAATTGTACATATTCTACATCAGGTGGTGTTTGTTTACCTTGATATACCTTGGAAGGCAAAACCTGGAGTTCAGGCCAGCACTTTTTCTTATGGTCACAGAAACCACATTGCTTACTGAGCTTCATGTTGCCACTAGCCTTACCTCTGTATGTTTCAGGCTCAGAAGTAAAGCAACGCTCAAATGGTTCGTTATTAGTTATGTAGTCGTGAGTAGATTGGAT